TGGTTGACGCGCAACTGCAATCAACTAAGCCACGAAGGCGGGCTAAACTCAAACAAAGAGCGTATTGACTGTGGCCGCGACTATTGATGCCACCTTGGGAGGCGCGTCGGCCAACAGCTACGTGACGCTGGCGGACGCCAACACCTATTTCGAGACGGTGCCCGATTCGAGCACCTGGGTGGACAAGACAGACGACCAGAAAAACCGCGCCATCATTTCCGCCACCCGCTGGATCGACGCCCTGAGTTTCTACGGCGACCGCTGCAGCGAAACCCAAGCGCTCAAGTGGCCCCGCGAGGACTACAAAGTTGACGGCATCGAGCTGGCCTGCACCCTGATCCCCAGCGGCATCAAGGTTGCGACATACGAGCTGGCACGTGCGCTGGCCAACGACACCGACGCCATCACCGGCAGCACTGGCACCACCGGCCTCTACGACGCAGTCGAGCTAGGCGACCTGAAGGTCAAATACAAGGACAGCTCGATGACTCCGGGCGTAATCAACAACGTCTTCGACGTTTACCCTTGGCTACAGAGCTACCTCGGCCCTTACTGCATCGGCGGCGCCACAAACTACGCCGTCCGTTTATTCAGGGGATGAGATGAGCCTCGTCGATTCCACATTTGCCGGACTACCCGCCCCACTTTTGGCGCAATGGGGGCAGAACGTCACCTACCTAAAAGCCAACGCATCCCCCACCTATAACGCCACAACCGGCGAAGTATCTGGAGCCGACACCAGCCTCACCGTTCGCGCCCTAATTTTCCAAGCTAACCCCGAGGAGTTCGAGGGTTTTTACCAAACAAACGACCTCAAAGTCATCATCGGCAACGCCGAACTGGGTAAGTACGTGCCTAGCGTCCGCGACCGCATCCAGTACACCGAGAACAGCGTCACCAAGACGGGACGCATCATCAGCTGTAAAACATCCCGCGGCGAAAACCCAATCCTTCACACCATCCTTCTGAGGCCCCAATAATGGCCCGCGACATTAAATTCCTTGTAAAGGACATCGAGAACGCAACCGTAGCTGCCGCTCAAGAGGCTTGCGTGAGCATAATGAACGGCCTTGCCGAGGCCGGTCCCGCGTATTCCGGCGAGTTTTCCTCTGCCTGGTACGCACTACCCAAGGGCGCCAGCCCTGGGGGGCCTAGGGGCTCAGGGCGGATATACCACTACGACAAACGAAATGTGCCAAAAGCACGTTTTACCGCCGGTACTTTATACCAAATAGTGAACGGAGCTGCCCATGCAGATGAAGCAATGGATTTAGTTGAGGGTCGATTTGAAAGTCAACTAGACAAGAACATCTATCCGATTAAAGAGCCTGTAGCCACCGGCAGTAGGTATGGTAAACGCCGGGGTGAAGTGCGCGAAGGAGCAGGTTTTGCCATAAGTACTGCTCCTTTGGACTGGTGGACCAACTACAACTTGGCGGGTAACCTCAGCAAAGATCTCGCCCGTGGAGTTCAGCGAGGTTTCGGTCGCGCCAGAGGTTTTAGTTCATGAACTACCAAAGCATCCGCGCCGCACTTGAAGCCCGCCTTCTCACGGCGTATAACGACCTAGCCCCAGCTGTCCCGGTTTATTTCGACAACGTCTTCAACGACGACGCTGACAGCGCCGACGAGTTCGTACATATCAACATCCAATTTGGCGTGACAACTGAAACAACCTTGACCACCAGTCATGACATGGTGCGCGGCACGATCGTCATCCGCACCTATACACCCAAAGGCCGAGGTCCCGCCCGCAACCAAACTCTGGTGGACACGGCATTTACAACGTTAAACACCATCAACAACACCGCAAAAGCAAACAGCGGGGTATACATGCGCCTCGGTTCTATCTCAGGACCCACTTTCAGCCCCAGTTTTGCTGGAACAACCCCAGATCAACAATCTCGCCGTGCTTTTACGCCCTTTTTCATCTCCCGTATCGAGGCGGGATTCCAGGCGCAGGTTATTTCTTAACAGGAACTGATACAGCTAACCTGTATTAAGCCGGGCAGTGCCCGCGTTTCTGTCCATCCATAGGTACTACCCATGGCCACCGTCCTTTCGGGCACCTCCGGCGCCCTGTACTACTCCCCTGCAGGCACTTCGGTCACCACCCTGGCCGCCAGCGCATTTCCCACCACTGGTAGCGACATCACCGTCGGCACCTACCTGGGCTTCAAGGTCAACGACCCCGTGACCCTTGCCTACCCCGCCGGCGCCACCACCACTGGTGCGATCGCCGCTGGCGATTACTTCGTGCTGACCTATGACGCATCCACCGGCGTCATGACCGTCAGCTCCACTGCTGGTGGCTCCGCCGAGAGCGCTACGGCAGCACCCACTGGTTTTGGCTCTGATTTCGCCAGCATCACCTACACCGCACCTGCAGCTGTCGGATCTGTACGGGACTGGAGCTTTGAGATCACACGCTCCGAAATCGACGTGACCACGATCGGCCAAACCCTCGGCCAATACGCTCCCTTCCGCACCTACATCACCGGCTTTGCCGATGGTTCTGGTTCCGCCACGGTGTATACCACCGATGACGACACCAGCCTGTCCAGCCGGATGATCGAGGACGTGATCCAATCCAGCCAAGCTGGCGCGAAGATGAAGCTCTACATCGACCGCATCAGCAGCGGCGGTTCGGTGAGTGAAGCACTCAGCCGTTCCATCACTGTCCCGGTGATCGTGACCTCAGCCAGCCTGAGCGTCAACCCGGATGACGGCCAAAGCGTCTCGATCAACTTCCGTCCCAGCGAGGCTCCCACCTTCGACCTCAGCAAGTCCTGATACTTTTACACGAGAGTATCCGCAGCCCCGGCCTCACCGCCGGGGTTTTTTATTTCTACTCCGCTACACTAGACCGAGACAATCAAGTCATTTATGCCTGCACCTTTAAGTGCCATTGACCGCCTCCGCAAGGCAGCCAATCTTGAACCCGTAAAGAAAACTGTCATCCTTTCCGACGGCAGTGAATTTGAGATGTGGGTCACCCCACTGACCGCCGCCGAGCGCGAACGCGCCCAGCGTCAGGCGAAATCTGACGACGCCAACGCCTTTGCCCTCCAACTCCTCGTCAACAAAGCCCTCGACGACACCGGCAAAAAGCTGTTCAGCGCCGGCGAAATCGACGTCCTGAAAAACGAGGTCAAGGACAAGGATCTCCAAGCCTTGATGCTCGCAGTCCTTACCGACGACGCTGAACCGATCGACCCAAAAGCCTGAGCGCGGAACTTCGCAAAGACAACTGGCTCATGCTCCAATTCGGCATCGCCAAGGAGCTGGGCCTAACGCTTAGCGAAGTACGCAACCGCATGACAGCCGAAGAACTCATCGGCTGGAGCGCCTACTTCCAGATCCTCAACGAGGACCAGGAAAAGGAAATCGAGAAAGCCAGACGCCGCCGCTAGCCCCGGCGGCTTTTTGTTGCGTAGACTGAGGCATCGGGTTGTGCTGTTAGGCCGTGGCTGACTACTCAGCAAAAATTAGTCTGATTGTTGAGGGTCAGCAGAAAGTAACTGCTCTTCAAAAGCAGGTAACCGATCTATCTAAGCAATTAAAAGAGTTATCTCGCTTAGATATAAGCGGAGTTTTTGAGGAAGAGTTGCTGGGTACTGCGGTTTCAAAACTACGCACTGAAAAAGATAAATTAGTAGCGAGCACTAAAAATAATATCTCAGCGCAGAAAGGATTAAATAAAAGCACTGAGCGCCAATTACTTAACCAAATAAAATTAAATTCGGCGGTAGATTTATATGAAAGAAAACTAAAACAGGTTGAACGTAGTAACGCCGCAACTCAACAACAGTTTGCCGGTCGAATTGAAGAAATAGGAAAAGCCTTTGATTTCTTCAAAGGTAAACAGAGTGTTACGGGTGTACGTGCCGTGGCAACGGAATTGGGAAGGATCGTCGAATATGAAAATGAGATTTTATTGGCCGAAAGACAGCGTGAAGCTAATGCACGCAAGTCACGGGGGTATGCCCAAGAGCTTAATACACTTGAATTGCAAGGGCTTAATACGCAAAAAGCTCGGGAAAAATTTGATAAATTTGCAGCTGTAGCAGACACCAACAAAATTAAACAGGCAGCTATTTATAAAGATGCTTTAGAAGACCAACTGCAGGTTTTACGCGCTCAGGTCAAGGAAACCGCTCGTATAAGCAAACTTGCCCCGTCTAGTCCGGTACTTGGCGGCGCTTCTTTTCCGGGTAGTCCAAAATTCTTGGCGGCTCAACGTAAACGCCAGACTGAACGTCTTTCAGGCGTTGCACTTGGCGCAGGTTTTCCGCTGCTATTTGGCGGTGGCCCTGGCGCAGTTCTCGGCGGTGCAGCTGGCGGTCTTGTTGGCGGTCCAGCCGGCTTTGCTGCTCAAATTGCGCTTAGTGCAATCGGCCAACAGATTGACACTTTTGTTGCCGAAGTCGCCAAGACTGGCGTAGCTCTCACATCAGCAGCTGGAACATTTGACCTTGTTAAGGAAAAGTCGCTTTTTAGCAGCGAGGAAGTCAAAAAACTTGCCTATGAGCTGGAAGAGCAAGGCAAAGTCCAAGAACTTGCAGCACTTCTTACTACCGATTTAGCCAAACAAATTGGCAGTCAAGGAGTTACTGCTTTACAGGAAGCGGGCACAGAGACAAAAGAGTTTACACGTCTAGTTAATCTACTATTTACCCAATTAAGTGCATTTGTTGCGGGCCCTTTGTCTGATTTTTTACGCTTCATAAACAAAGCCCTCGGCTCGGTTACTACCAACGTTCAATTCCGTTCTTTTGAAGCCTCGTTGCAAGGAAATCAGGCTGCACGCTTCGCTGAAATTGTTGCTGAGGAGCGAGGTGGAAAAACAAAAAACATTAGAGGTAGCCGTACAGAATTTGTACCCGGCACTCTAACCACCGACGCTCAGCGCCGTGCACTGGCGCGTGCAGAAAAAGAAGGTATTGCTCCAAAAGTTACTGGTTTGACAACATTTGAAGACACTCAAACTATTACGGCACCCAAAGGGCGTACTGGGAGATCACCTGGAGAACGTGAGGCGGACCGTGTTGCCAAGGTACTTATCCAGCAACGTGCCGTCACACTAGAGATTCAACGACAAAGCACTTTCTCGGCCAAAATTGCTGCTGCGGAAGCAGCCAAAGATCCTCTACGTGTTCGCAGGCTAAAGGGTCAGCAGGAACTTACCGAACTTGGCATTAAAACGGCTAAAGCATTGGAGCTGGAGAAAAACTCTGCAGCCCAACTAGCTATTGCAAGAGCCGCCCAAGCCAAAGCCGACCTGATTCGTCAAGAAACAGCCCAAGATATTGCAGCAATGGAGCAAAAGCGTAGAGAAGATTTTCAGAACATTATTCGAGATCTCGATTACGAGCTACAAATAAAACAAGCAGTCACTGAAGAAGACCGCGAACGCCTCCGCATCGAAGCAGAAATCGCAAAATTACGCGGACAAAACATTTACTCGGAGAAGCAACTACAAGAAATACAAGAAAGAAAGAAGAAGCTGGCCGCCCCTGTGCTTGGTGCAGACCTTATCCGCCAAGAAGCCGGGCAGATAAAAGACGACCTGAAAAAATTAACCGATATAGGCACGCAAGTTGTGGGTGCGGCAAGGGCGATTGGCGATGCATTTAGCAATTCGTTTAAGGGCGTTATCTCTGGAGCAATGACCGCCCAAGAAGCTCTTGCCAGCTTCTTCCAGAACATTGCTGATTACTTCTTGGATATGGCTGCTCAGATCATCGCTAAGTGGATTCAATTGACAATCTTGAACGCGGTGTTGAGCCTATTCCCCGGTGGCGGTGGTGGCGGCACCAGTTCCAACGGGATGTTTGGCGCTGGAGCACCGACTGAAACATTTGCAGGTGGCGGGATATTCAGCGGGGCCGGACCGTACAAGTTCCCTGGAAAAGCAGCCGGCGGTCCAGTATCTGCTGGCTCACCGTACGTCGTTGGCGAAAAGGGTCCAGAACTCTTTGTCCCCGGCAAGTCGGGCACGATTATCCCCAACAACAAGCTGGGCATGGGTGATGCCAACGTAGTCGTCAATGTCGATGCCAGCGGCAGCAAAGCACAAGGCGACGACGGAAGAGCCAATAAACTGGGTGAAGCTATTGGTCTTGCGGTCAAGCAAGAGCTGATCAAGCAGAAACGACCTGGAGGCTTGCTCGCCTAATGGCTACCTTCCCCGACTACAAACCGACCTACTCAGCGACAAAAAGGTCTGAGCCCGCCATCCGCAACGTCAAATTTGGCGATGGCTACGAGCAGCGTCTCACTTTTGGTCTCAACCAAAACCCTAAAGAATGGGACTTGGAGTTCAACGTCACTGACTCCGACGCAAACGTCATCGAGAATTTTCTGAACGCCAGAGCCGTGGATGCAGCCAGCTTCGACTGGACCCCACCGGACACCACAACCGCGTACAAGTGGGTGTGCACCAGCTGGAGCCGCGAGATGTTCGACCATCTACGCAGCCGAATCTCGTTGACTTTCCGGCAGGTTTTCGAGCCTTAGACTACCCACACAGGAGATTGACCCATGGCCACCATTGTCACTCGTGCAGGTAAGGGCAGTGCCCTAACTCACACGGAGATGGATGCCAACTTCACCAACTTGAACAACGACAAGTTGGAGTCTGGCGCCGTCACCACAAGCGGCCTGACAATGGCGACCGGCAAGTTGCTGGGCAGGTCTACCGCAAGCACGGGTGCAGTCGAGGAGATTACTCTCGGTAGTGGTTTGACGCTTTCGTCTGGCACGCTTACCGCATCTGGCGGCGGCGCAGGCACAGACCTTGGTTACACCGCATCGACTCGACTGCTGACTTCCAGCACTGGTACGGACGTAACCCTTCCGTTGTTTACGGGAACAGCTCCAGGTCTCGTCAACTTATCCGGTGGAGGTACAACCAACTTTCTGCGTGCTGATGGTAGTTGGGCTGCGCCTCCTAGTGGGGGTGCAGGCACTGACCTCGGCTACACACCATCCACCCAACTGCTGACTTCCAGCACTGGTACGGACGTAACCCTGCCGCTGTTTTCTACAACCAACACTAATGCTGGATTGGTTCCCGGAAACTCAAACCTTGGTGCTACTTATTTTCTGAATGCCGATGGAAGTTGGGCAATACCGGCTGGCGGCGGCAGTGGCACAGTCACTAGCGTTGCCGTCTCAAGTAGCGGCAGTATTACTGTTGGCGGTAGTCCCATCACATCAAGCGGGACAATCACGGTCAACTTAAACACCGCAAACGCCAACAGTTTCACGGGTCAGCAAACATTCAAAGAAATCAAGGAAACTACCTTTACCCTTGCCACCTCTGGCACAATCGCACTAGACCCCGCAAACGGTTCTATCCAAAGCAGCGTCCTGACAGGCAACCCAACATTTACTGATTCTTTGGAGGCCGGTCAAACGCTTGTTCTCCATCTTGACAACGGCTCGAGCTACACCGTGATATACCCAACAACGACCTGGGTTGGGACTACCAGTAGCAGCACACCCCCAACGCTCACCGCAAACGATGTGCTTGTCTTTTGGAAATTTGGCACCACTCTGTATGGTGCTTATGTCGGGAGCTACGTCTAATGCTGGGTAAAAAACTTATACAAGCAGCAGCCAAAAACGTAGGCGGCCCCACGCCAAGCGAACCAACTGATGTTGCAGTTGCCCATAGCGGTTCACCCTACATAAGTGTTTATCCGTTTAGTACAAGTACAGGTTTCGGGACAAAATATGCAGATCCGTCCACGCTTTTGCCGGGCAATGGTTTGTATGTTGCTTTTAGTCCTAGCAATAACGATATTTTAGTTGGACACACTGGAACTCCTCGCGTTTCCGCCTACCCGTTTACTTCTGGTACA